TAGCATCTAATCTATTTAACGTTGTATTTTATAAATTAAAATCAAACACCTCTTATGACTTTTTGTCTACAACAAATCTTGCTGGAAACTATGATGGTATTAACATTGTATCTACTGTAAATCAAAAGCTAACTATTGGTGGGCAAGAAGTATCTGTTGGTAATCGAATTTTGCTGCAGAATCAAACAACTTCAACTCAAAACGGATACTACATTGTTACAAGTTCTGGATCTTCAGAAGTAGGCAATACACGTCCATGGTCAATTGCAAGGGATGATAGAGCTGTCCCAGTAAAGCTTTGGAGTGGACTATCAAAGATCGACGTTGATAGTGGAATTTTTATTGGACAAAGAGAGGTTGCTTCTGCAGAGACTGACACCTCTTACGACCTTGCTGTTGAGTATGAAAATATTGGAACATCTAGAAAATTTTATTTATACTTAAACAATAAGTTAGTTGCTAGCCCACTTGATAGAGAGCCACTACCAATATACAATAACATGGGCCTATTTGTCAGGGGATCTTCAAAGTGCATGTTTGAGCACATATATGCTCTATCTAATAACTATTCGCAAAACTCTTCGTTTGCACTAAACACTCCAGTTAGCTCAGTTTTTGGAGACTCAGAGATTGACGTTAGTGAATCCTTTAAAAAATATGCGTTAAGTGGAATGGTTCAGTCAACATACCTATCTGGAATTAGTCCTAATGAACCAGCCAAGTTTAACATCTACTTTGATGAGTTTGGCACTATTATGAGAGAGGCAGCATACTTAAATATTAGATATGATACATACCCAGCACTTTATGCCAAAATTGCTAAAACCTTTAATGGAATAAAGGGATATGTAATTTCTGGATTCCAGGCTGGAGCATATGGAGCAGAGTTTTTAATTTTTAATGCTACAAACAATTTGCTTTTCCTAGATAGTTCTAGCGGAAACTTCCTTAGAATTAATGGAATAACATTTACTCAAGAGTCTAACCAAGAACTTACAGTAGATGAATTCTTTGCAAAGAAGAGTGATTTTTCAAATCCACAAGTTTCTGATGGCGTTTTGGTTTCATACCCACAAAAAGAAAAAGAAAAATATCAAGACATCAAGAATAGCAGGCTAACAAATGGTAGAAAAGAATTTGCGTTAAACCCAATCTATATTCAAACACAAGATGACGCAAACAGCTTGATGTCGTGGATGGTTGACAAAGTCATGAAGCCAAAAAAGTCAATTGGTGTAAAGCTGTTTGGATTGCTAAACTTGCAGCTAGGAGATATTGTTCAAATTAACTATAAAGATAAGAACGACAAGTCTTTGGCCGTTTCTCCAGATTCTAGATTTGTAGTTTATAATATTCAGTATTCAAATTCTGGACAAGGGCCAGAGATTACGGCATACTTAAGCGAGGTACCAGAATGACGAATAAAGAACCCATATTTACAACTATGCCTGTGCCTAGGGTTCCAGATCAAGTCCCACCCAAAAAAGACGATGGGGTAAAAATTGCTACGAAAGATCTAATGCTGTATAAGCCTGACGATCTTGAAATCCAGGTAATGAAGGATATTCTTTTTGAACAAATAGCCTCTCAAGAACTAATCACTATATCTAGGAACGATATTGTTAATGGACAGGACATTCGAGTTCAGCCAATAAAAAACTTAAAGTCTTTGGGCCTAAAGTATAGTCCTAAAAACATAATTAATGTTCCAGACACATCTTATTACTACTTTAATAATTTTGCTATAAGTCTAGAAAACTATCTCCCAAATCAGGAGCTAGGAGTTGACCTTGCAGAAATAGACGAAAATGGAAATATTGTACTTAATTTTATTAATATTTCAGAAACTGAACAGGTAGAGGTTCAAATAATTTCGGATGGAAAGATCTTTGACGACACCTTTTTTGATGGTACAATAGGACAAGGATAAACATGATAACTTCAAAAGGCAAGACCATTGTTGCAAAATACCTTATTGGCCAAGCACCAGCTTATGCCTCATACATTGCTGTTGGCTGTGGGGCTAAGCCAATCTCTCTTGAAGATGATTTAGAAGACTATTCTGAAAAGCAGTCCCTTGACTTTGAAATGTTTAGGGTTCCAATTATTTCACGAGGCTATGTTTCTGAAAATAACAAAGAAAGAATTGTTTTTACAGCAGAGCTACCAGCAGAAAATAGACATGAAATAAGTGAAATTGGTGTGTATTCAGCTGGATCAAATCCGTCTGCCATCGGAAACGACAGCAGAATTATTTATTCTTTTTCTCAGGGAGAGCAGTGGGAATACCACACAGCTTCAGAGTCTGTTGAGGTTCCAGTAGCATTTGGCTATGGCCCATTAGACCCTGTTTCAAACTTAGGAAATATTGAGTACATTGGAAGTCCAGTTTTTAGAACTACTCCAGATAACAGAATTTTTTCTAACCCTGCACGACTTTCAAGATACGAATCAACTAGATTCCTTAATGAAACTATTGCGATTGCTGGAAATGACGCAAACCTAATTATTAAAAGAAATCCAATTTCTAACGTTTCTGGAAATGGTACGGTTGCAACATATACCGTTGAAGACGGACATTCTTTTACTGCAAACCAAAAGGTTGATATAACTGGCATAACTCCCTCAGTCTATAACGTAACAAATGGAACAGTGGTATCTGTAACTTCAACAACTTTTACTGTTGCAAATACTTCAACAGCAAGCTACACATCTGGGGGATTTGTAAGAGATAGTAATATCGTAATTGGAAGTACCTCAAATCATATTCACTTGACTGGAGTAGATCTTGATTTTAGTAAAAACTCTCCAACTGACGAAATTAGATTTGCCTTTTCTATTGTTAGTAAAAATGCACTATCTGGTCCACCACAAAATGCAAGGGTTATTTTAGAGTTTGCATCTAGCGATGATCCAACAAATAGTCAGTTTGCAAGATTAGAAGTAGACATAGACAACACTTCATTTACACAGGGCTTTGCACCAATAAAGGCTGACCTACTAAATAATAGATATATCGTAGTGGCTAAAGAGTTGCAGTCTTTGTACAAGACTTCTGGGTTTACTTGGAATGCAGTAGATGTTGTTAAGATATATTCTTCAGTACGAGTTGATGGGCAGCCTAGCCCTGACCACTTTGTATTTTTAGATGCAGTAAGACTTGAAAATATTTCTACCATCGATCCACTATATGGATTGTCTGGATATTCTAAAGTAAGAACAGCAAATGGAAACACTATTGTCAAGACAGCAAATACATCTAACTTTATAGAATTTAGATTTGCATTAGGGCTAGATCTGGGGGCAGTCGGTGGCCAATCTTAAAAAGGCAAAAATCCCAGTATCAGATATTCGACTAGTTGATGCAAACAATAAATATCTACTAAGATATAGAATTGTATCTGAGGATAAAAACAGAATTTCACACTGGTCTCAGTTTTTAAGAGTAGACGGACCACCCATAGATCCAGCGGGCTATGACAACGGAGCAATTTCAGTAACAATAAAAGACATTAGCGTAAGTTGGTATGACACACCAAGAAGAGGCTCGTATGACATTTTTGTGAGGTATGGAAATGGGCCATCTATTGAAGATATTACTTGGGGAACATACACTTATTCTGGCAGCTCTTTAACCCAAACATATACAATTCTTAACAACGTTTCTGCAGGCTATATTGGTGTATTGGTTCAGATATCTGGCAATAAAACCTTAAACAATAACCTAAAGGTATTTGAAGGAAGATCAACTCTTAAAGCAGAAATAGATGGAGGAAACGCTAATGGCGTTTAGTATTCAACTTAGAAGAGATACCTCTGCAAACTGGGGAACAGCAAACCCAACATTGCTAAAAGGCGAACCAGGCTTTGAGTCTGACACAAACAAGCTTAAGATAGGTGATGGATCAACCGCCTGGAACGCCTTGCCATACATTGTGCCAACAGCAGCCCCAGTTGCCTCAGTACCATCTGGAAGTGTAACGGCATTTGCAGGAGCAACTGCACCTTCTGGATGGCTAATGTGTAATGGTTCTGCAGTGTCTAGAACTACATACGCAGACCTTTTTGCAGTAATTGGGACAACATACGGAGTTGGAGATAACTCTACCACTTTTAATTTGCCAAACTTAAGCGGTAGAGTCCCAGTAGGATTTGATGTAGGACAATCAGAGTTTGACTTTGTTGGTAAAACTGGAGGGGCAAAAACTCATACCCTAACAACTAATGAAATGCCTAGCCATACGCACACACAAAATTCTCACAGCCATACTGGTTCCGCAGATTCTGGCGGGGCTCACACGCATATTGCAACCTCAACTGAAGCTGGTGGCCATACACATACAGCTTCTACAGGAAGTGCTGGAACTCACGACCACGGAAATATTGCTTCTAGCGGTAGCCACGATCATGGCTACAACGTAGGAACTACTGTTGTTAGAGTAAGCGGAACTATTAACACTATGGGAATTATTCTTGGTACTGCAGCAACGACAGGAACTCGCTCTCACACACACAATATCGTAAATGATGGAGCACACACCCACACCGTGACCGTAGATTCTGGAGGAGCTCATACACACGATATAGGAATACTTGAGTCAGGATCACACTCTCACACTGTAACAGTTAATTCTGCAACTGCAGTTAACCAAAATACTGGCGGTGGAGCAGCACACAATAACCTTCAGCCTTATCTTGTGCTAAACTATATGATAAAGATATAAGGAGAAAAATGGGCAAGTCAATTAAAGATATTCCTTTTTGGGGTTGTTTGGCAGATTGCTATCCTAATTTACCAAATTTAGTTGAAATGATTAGGGCTAATGATGACTCTGTAATTACTGATGAGCAATGGTGGGCCATCGCTAGATACTATAGGGGTGCACTCCTTTTTGAATCGGACTGGACTCAGGTTTTAGACAACTCTTTAAGCCAAGAAAAAAGGGCAGAGTGGCAAGCCTATAGAGAAACTCTTCGCAATATAACAAGCGAATACTTAGACCCTAGAGATATAGTTTTTCCAGATTTACCCTCCAAATAAACTTACTGTGATATAATAGGAGAATCATGGCAAAAATACCATTACCAGAACGTGGACAGCCTCTAGATCTTTCTTATATCTATCAGGTTGCAAATGCAATTAATGACATTTCGGCAGAAATTTCACCATCAATCTATAAGTATGTTTCTATAGATACTCCCAACGCTGGAAGACAAAGCCTAAGATCTTCTGAAATCAGAATGATTGGTGGATATCTGGATATTGCAAGCAACAGCAATGTTAACAGTGGAAACGAAAAGACTTTTACGTATTCATTTACAACAGACTTTAAGTACCCGCCAATTGTCACAGTCTCCCCAATAAACGTTGGAAATACTCCAGCTGGACAAAATGTTTCTGTAATTTTAACAAAGGTTTCTACATCCACTGCAGAAGGCATCGTAAGGTTTAATTCTAGCGGAGATGTTTCTGTTGGTATTAATTTAATTATTCTTGGTATTCCAAACTAGCTTTAGCAGGTAACTATGGCTGTTCGAAAAGGCAAAGTAGACGAAAACAATTATAATGAGCTTCCAGTAATTCCTGGAAGCAAAAAGGTTTGGTTTTTAAACGGGGATCTTGTAAGAATTCATCACCTAAATAAGTCTAATGGAATTATGTCTGTTTACAATATAAATAAAGATAGAATAGAAAGCTGTCTTATTTCTGATTTTAAAAAGAATAGACAAAGAGCCTATACTGTTGGAGAAACTGCTGATCTTGTAAATAGGCATAAAAAATATATGCCATCCTTAATGAAACGTGAAGTTATTCCATTTCCAACTGGATCTCAAAAGGGTGGAGAAAGAGGCTGGCAGGTTCGATCTTATTACTCTGAATCGCAAGTAAAAGAAATTCGTGATATACTTGCTACCTACCACATTGGTAGACCAAGAAATGACAAGCTTATAACTAACGATATAACTCCTACTCGCCAAGAGTTGACAAGGCGTATGGGAGATGGTATACTTACTTATACCAAAACAGAAGATGGTAGATTCATTCCAGTATGGTCTGAATCGATTTAGCAGGAAGAAGATGGGTATGGAAAACGAAAACACCAGAGTAAAGGTAGCACTAGGTTACACTTTAAATCTTGGCAATTTTCAGTCTCTAAGGATTGACCTAGAGGTATCAGACAACAAGCGTGAAAACGAAAACACCAACGAGGCGTTTGAGCGTGTTTATGAATTTGTTGAAAACAAGCTTGCAGAAAAGGTTAAAGAGGCTTCTGCCGAAATCGAAGGTAAGTAATGGCAGACCGCAAAGACCGTATGGCTTTGCTAAGCAGGTACAGCAAGCTTCATAAGATTAGATATGAAGAAAAGCCAATAATAAACCTTAATGTAGAGCAATGGGCAGCAGATGCCCTTATTGAGTCATTTGGGCTAGAGGCTTGTTATGACATGCTGCAGTACTATTTTGATGCTAGTCCTAATCCAAGCTGGAAGTATTTTGCAAACTATGCAGACACAATAGTTAATGCTAGAGAGCAGCTAGTTCAGGACTTAAGAGAAAGACTTGAGAGAAGAAAGAAAGCAAAAGAGTGGCTAAATGATTAGTAAAAGACGATCCTTTGCAAAATCTATTACTTGGAGAATTGTCGCTATCCTTAGCACATTTGCTATAGCATATTTTATGACAGGCAGCATTGCCTTTGCTACATCTCTTACCTTAATTTCTAATGCGATTAATTTTGTGCTATATTATATTCACGAAAGAGTTTGGCTAAAGGTTACGTGGGGTAAGCAATGAGTAGCGTAGAAGAAAGATTAATCTCAGCAGTACTGCAAGATAAGCAGGTTCACGTTTTGCTTCAAGCAAACGTAGAAAACATTTTGCAAACCCATGGTGATGTTTGGCAATTTATTAGAAAATATTCTGAGGCAAACGGCACAGTTCCGCCATCCAGCCTAGTAGTAGAAAAATTTAGAGACTTCAATGTTGTCGATGGAATTGGTGCAACAAAGCATCACCTTGAAGAGCTGCAGTCAGAGTATCTAAACAGTAGCTTAAAAAATATTTTGATGACTACTGCCGCAGATGTTCAGGGTGGTAAGGGCGTAGAAGCACTTGAAGAACTAATTACAAAAACATCTGAGCTAAAAAAGAATACTGCTGTTATTCGAGATATCGATGTTACAGACATTAACTCTGCTGTTGCTTATTTTGAAAATGTGCAAAGACAAAAGGCAATAGGTGCTGCTGGAATTAAAACTGGTCTGCCAGGATTTGACAACTATCTTCCAGCTGGAATTATGCCAGGACAGCTTGGAGTCTTTCTAGCTTATCCAGGTATTGGAAAGTCTTGGCTATCTCTTTACTTTGCGGTACAGGCATGGAAGCAGGGCAAGTCTCCAATGGTCATCAGCCTTGAAATGTCAGAAACAGAAGTTCGTAATCGTGTGTTTACCATTATGGGAGAAGGACTTTGGTCTCATCGTAAAATTAGCAATGGTGAAATTGAGATTGAAGATCTAAAGCGTTGGCACAAGGCAAATGTTGAGGGTAGACCAGAGTTCCACATTATCTCTAATGATACTGGCGGAGACATCACACCATCTGTTTTGCGTGGTAAGATTGATCAATACAAACCAGACTTTGTTATCGTAGACTATCTACAGCTTATGAGCCCAAACCAAAAGTCAGACAATGAAACTGTTCGCATGAAGAACCTTTCTCGTGAGCTAAAGCTTATGGCTATTGGAGAAGAAGTTCCTATTATGGCAATTTCTTCAGCTACCCCAGATGATGTTACAAAGCTAGACACTGTTCCAACTCTTGGACAAACCGCATGGTCTCGCCAAATTGCCTACGACGCTGACTGGGTTTTAGCTATGGGTAGAGCAACGAACAGCGATATCCTAGAGTGTGTATTTAGAAAGAACCGTAATGGCTTTATGGGAGACTTCCTTGTCCAAGCTGATTTTGACAGGGGATGGTACAAATACAAGGATTATGAAGATAAGTAGTTATAATGGTGTATGGCAAATTTACACCATAAAACTATAAAAAGATTTCGCCTAGATGGAAACATCTATGACGATTCAGCAATAGCAAGGCTAAAAGGTGAATATGTAAGACTGTTAGTCTCAGAGATGAGAATTTTGGGGTATGTCCCAAGATTCGATATTGACCCAGACTTCACAATAAGGTATAATAAAAAAGCAGAGATATTTGAATTTAAGTTATCAATTTACGGCGTATATGTAGGAAAGAAAAAGGCAAATTGGATAGTAGGAATAGACGGAACCAAAGTAATATTTACACAAGAGAGCAAATCAAAAGAATCCTTGCGGGAACAGGTGTAGATGTAGAGTCAGAGGTTGAGTCTGATTTTATTATCTTCTGTCCATTCCACAACAACCATCGCAGTCCAGCAGGCGAAATAGATAAAAAGACTGGAATGTTTTATTGTTTTTCATGTCACAAAATTTCTGACCTAGTAGAATTTGTAATGTTTACTTCTGGCAGAACATACTTTGAATCGATCAGATTTATTAAAAGTAAAGAGCAAGAGTCCGACATTGAAAAAGAGATTGCAAAGCAACTATACGAAAAGCCAGACTATGTTCCATATGACGAGTTGCAGATTAAAAGACTTAACCAACAGGCGATTGATTCTCCAAGAGCAATCACTTACTTTACTGGAAGAAAAATTAATAGCGAGTCTATTGTAAAATTTACACTAGGGTTTTCAGAAAAACAAGACATGGTAACCGTACCAGTGCAT